CAAGTTCCACATATTATTTCCAATGTATGTTCATTTTGGTAGGCAATAACAAACTCAGATATATCACTACCACAAAAGCAGCACTCTTCTGGTTTGTGGATAGTATGAGTTTCTATATGCTTTTTAGTGTTGACCATCTATGCATACCTCTTTCATCTGGTACTGATTGTTTGAAGTCTGTGCCAATAGATACTGCTTCTCCACGTATCATAATAGGAGACTCAGCATTTTGTTTCATAATACCTTGAACAGTTTCTGTAACATGCGGGTCTTGCACATGTAATGCTATGAGTGCATCGTGGATATTAAGTACCATACGTGCATGATCTTTAGGCCAGTCAGGATGTTCATGGCATTCATAGATAACACTACTAACTTTATCACCGATAGTACTTTGCGGACCGAATGCTATAACACTATCAAGCTCGTCATCAGTAATTCTACTTAGATATATCATACGTCTTCCAAGTGGTGAGAATAGTTTCTTATCTTCTCGTACACCTTGAACGATATGATCCCATGCTCGTCTAATTTCAGGGAAAGCTTTATGATATGAGCTATACGCTTCATTGGCTTGTGAGTATGGAATGTTACAAGTGTCTGCCAATCTTTGAGGTTGCATTCTATAGTTAAGTCCGTGAACACATCGCTTGCCAAGAAATCTAAGAGTAATATCTCCATTCTCGTCTCTATCGTAGGCTGGTACTTCCTCATACTCACACTTAAAGATTGCCGCAGCGTTTCCCCTATGTAAGTCGAAGCTATTGTCAGTTTCTGCTCGTTTGAAAGACTCGATAAGTCCTTGCACTTGCCAGAGATATGCAACAACTTTTGCCTCCGCTTGTTTGAGATCGAAGTAACTGAACATATAATCTTTATCAGCTATGAACATGGGATACGCACGTTGCGGTTGGTTCTGTAAGTTGCCACCGCTACCCCATAGTGTGCCACTAGAACTTAGTCGTCCCGGTGCTTTTTGTGTTCCGAATTGTTTATACTCGCATCTAAATCTACCATCTTCATCTGATCTAGACATGGCATATGTGCTATAGAACTTTTTTTCTACTGCATAGTGATTAATCCCGTTAAGAATTTCAATATGCTTTTCTGTAGTACGAGAGTGCACCTTCATTCGATCACGATTTTCTTTATTAGTACTAGCACCACGACCTACTAGTTTTAGTTTATCGAACAATAGTGTACGCATTTGAACAGGTGAATTTAGGTTAGGCATATATGTAGGATCATCTACTTCATCTTGTATTAGCTTGTATAATTTATCTAACTGTTTGGTTAAGTCTTTTTCTAAGTCTTCTGCGATCTGTGTCTTTAGTGTTTTATCTACTAGTATACCGTTGACTTGCATACTTATTAGGTGTGGTTGTAGACGCATGACATGATCAAAGAAGAACGTGTCCATCTTTTGCGACACTAATTCTTTATGTAATTTATCGTGAGCGGCCCAAGTGATACAACAATCTTTGACATTGTAATCCCAGAACTGATTAATATTGCCACCTTCTCGCCATGTTTTTCCCTCGTCTTTATAGTATGGATGGTCAGTATATTGAGAAGTGAGAAACCCCAGATTGTGTGGCAGTTTAGGATATAAGGTGTGGTGTGCCAGTAATGTGTCGAACCATATCTTAGGTACATGTATTCTATCCTTAAACCATAGCCATCCACCGTCAAACGAACCGTTTTGTGCTATGAACTTATTAGATTTATTAGAAAAGAACTTTTGTATTCTGATGCGTAACATCTTTTCTTCTTCGATAGTGTATACATTAGTACGACTATCTCTAAAGTTAATGCTTATACCTTCGTGTGCGTTATTGGCAAATCCAATACAAGCTGTTTCGTTGGCAATAACTTCAATGTCGAATGCAATAGGCTGGTCACTACATTCAAGTCGTTCGATATATGCAATAGCTTCTGCGTAATTTGGATTAATTGTTCCTGTGATACTGTGTCGTCTGAATTTGCCATCTATAACTCTCCTTAGTTTAGCAATGTCGAACTTGTAAAACGGTTCTTGATCTATAGCACGTAGTATATGGGATGGATTATTAGTAATTATGACTTGTACTGTACGTTGTAGCTTACCTACTTTAATATTTGTAACTGATCCACGCCAATTACGTATACCTTTGTCGCCAGTAAGTGCATGTAGTGCATAGTCACCTAGACACAGTATATATTTGATATTAGGTAACTGGTCTAACTCATAATCTAGTATACCTTCCCAATGTTCTGTTTCTACGGCACTAACAGGTTTAATAGCATCTTTTTTACCTGATATGTTTACTTGTTGTTTGATAACATTTGTGACGTAGCATTGAGTTCTATATATGTCGATTGATTTGAGTATATCCCATACTAGATTACCTGTACCGCCTACTAGTGGCATACGCATTTTAGCTTCGTGTTCTGTAGGCGCTTCACCTATTATTACTATTTCACTGTCTAGTTTTCCGTATGGTAAGCAATCTACTGCTAATTTACATGCTCTAGCACGATGATTTATTTCTATGTTAAGTTCACGTTCATTCATTAAATTAATACCTATGATTAGGGCTAAAGTACCACTCTTCTTATATTAGCATTGGCAAATGTTCGTCCATTCAGTAATTTATCCCATATTACATTAGGATTTCTTTTTCTTTCATAAGCCATCATCTGTTGGTGTTTCTTTGCCCTTGCTTCTTCACGACTTAACTCACCTTTTCTTTGTTTGGCACGTATCTGTTCACGCCTCTCTTGTGAAATACTTTTCTTCATCTTCTTCTCCCTTAATAAGAAATTCTAATACAGCTAGTGCATTCCATGCTTCATGTGCTGCATGAGATAGTCCAGACTCTTTATCATATCGTTCATCGTAGCCTTGTAACATATGTCGTGCTTTAGCATCAGCATATCTAGCAACAGGATTTCTAACCTTCATCCAACCATTAGGTGAATACTTATTAGCTCCATAAGTTGTGACTTCTGCTACTGCTAACAATGCTTTATTAAATCCACCTAACATTAGGTCTACTCTAAGCTTATCTTTATCTAACTTAGCTCCCGGTAGATGTTGGTTCATCCCGGAAGGGTCTTCTTCTACTCCATTACTCACTACTTATCTCCCTTTACTGCTAGGCTACGAGCTAAAGCATTACTGTCAGTTATTATTGTAACGTGTTCACGTGCACGACTTATTGCAGTGTATAAGTTTTTACGGTTGAGCATCCATTGTCTAGATTTATTCATTACGTAGCATACACGTTGGTACTCACTACCTTGTGATTTATGTGTAGTGATTACATAAGCTAGGTCTAAATCTTTTTGTGGGTTGATAAAGAATGTACCTTTCTTATTCTCTACTTCTAACTCCATAGGCACAGATGATTCACGATCACCAAAGTCAATGAGTATACTACCATCATCTTCTAGTTTCTTTATGATACCTGTTTCGCCATTGAATATTTCTAATGCATAGTTGTTGATAGTAAAGATAACCTTGTCACCTACGTACATACGCATCGTTGGTTCTTCTACCCATTTATGTCTGTCGATATCAAAGTGTAGTTTATTTTGTGGTTGTAGTAGTTGTTGTATACTGGCATTGAGTGCCATAGTACCAACCCATCCGATGTTAGTAGCAGTGATAATCTGATTAGTAATACTACCGAAATCTATTTCATTGTGTAGATTATCCATTATGAAATCATGCACTGCATGGACAGGTTTCTTAGTGATGATAAGATTGAAATCATCTGTACGCTTGGGCATATTACCTGCAATGATACGATTGCCATTGGTAATGATGTCACTGTCATTTGCCTGACGATGTATACTTTCTAGTGTAATACCATTCCATTCTTCTAGCATTTCTAAGAACATACTAGGTTTTCTTTTAAGACTTGGTATAGATTCTATAGGTTGCAGTTGGTTAGCGTCACCGAACATACGAATAGCACCACCTCTAGGTAATGCATTGAGTAAGTTACGATGTATTTCTACACTTACCATTGCGTACTCATCACATAATACAACATTATATTCTAGCGGATACTGACGATCTCTTTTAGGGTCGCTAGTAGATAATGCTTTTCCTGTTTTAGGATCACGCTCGCCGGGAAAAGGGTACTCCAAAAGTCTATGGATGGTACTAGCTGGAATTGACGTAGCTTCTGTAATACGTTTTGCAGCCTTGCCAGTTGGAGCGCATAAGACAACTTTGAATCCTCTAGCGGTAAGATTGTCGTAAACATTTTGCAGTATCGTAGTTTTACCAGTGCCAGCTTGACCTGTAACAGCGACAATGCGCTTACTAGTATCACAGCATTCACCAATAGCGGTAAGCTGTGTTTCATCAAAATTGAATTCCTGTTTATGAGCAACATTTGTCATTCTCTATTTCCGTTTCATCATTAGTACTGTTGTCTTCTCTATGTTTTTGTAGCGCCTTTGCTACATAGAACGAGGACCAACGTACAAAGTTTGCTAATGAGATGCCAAGAGACTTTGCTTCTGCTGCTAGTAAGTCATACTCTTTGTTAGTACATCTAGCTCGCATGTTACCGCCTCTGCCACCCGTTGAGTTGGGTCCGTAGCCTATTGGAAATGTTCCGGGAGTTGGTATTGTTACTTTAATCGGGGGGTCGTAGCTGTTCATCTATCATTGCTCCAAATAACTTCTTGATACGTATATGTGAAAATGGAATTACGTTATCGTGACATACTTGTTCTTTGATATTGTTATCTATTCTACTTACACCACAACATTTACAACATCGTGTCAGCCAGCAGAAGTCGTGTGTTGTATTTATCATGTTTTACCTTGTGTGTCAAGAGTTATTTGAATATAATAATGCAGCTCCCTAATCGTTATAGACTAGGAAGCTGAGTTATTAACATCTTATAAGTGTTATGCTAGTTTAATAAGCTTATAGAAGCTGTTAGTAGGCAAGCTACCTGTGTCCATAAGCTCTAATAACTCTTCTGCATTCTTATGAACGCTATGAACAGTTACTTGTTCTTTGTGTACACGCATAGAATTACCATCTTCATCGTGCACTGTCATTACAGCAAACACAGGTTTTGCAGTACGTGTTAATGTTTTAGCTTGTTCTGTCATGTTAGTATACTCCCCTTCAAATAGTTAGTGGGTGCTAACAATGTGCTAACACCCACTATATAGATTAAGCTTCGGAAACACGCTCGATATTGGCACGTGTAACACCTTCGTAAGTATCATGTCCGACTTCTAGTAAGCCTTCCATGCCAACCCACTCGGCAGTATCAATCTTCTTTGCCATAGGTGCACCAATACTCTCACAAAAACGACGTAAACCGAATCGTGAATTAGCAGTATCTTCTAGTCCGACACGACGATATATGAGTGTCATGCCATCAGGATTACCGTCTTTCCAATCAGCAGGGAATTGATCCGCACCAATAAAGAATGAAACGGCAGCATACCGTGTCTCACGTTGAGACATCTTTACTTCTACATCGCGAATAGTACCTACATACTTGCCAGATGGCAGTGGATCAGGCTGTTGCTGATCTTTGATGCTAGTGGTAAATTCTACAATGCTGTCTAGTTCTTCCATTTTAGTTACTCCGTTAGTTGTTTGTGGAACTGGTTATTTTACTTACAATCAACACCGAGTCCAGCCACTATACTCAGTGCTAATATCACATTCCGCATACTATATTTAGTATTACGGTAATTCTATTTTCTTACCCCCACAATCTACCCACTTGGCAAACCACGATGCAATACCTTGAGTAGTCCAATCTTTGTCTGGATCGAATGACCATACGAAATCACTACCGCCATCTTGTTTGAACATGCGTGACTTCATAGGTTTCTTCATACGATTAGATCGTATAGTAATCTTTCTGTCTTTGCCTGTGTCTTCTAAGTGCCATACTTCTGACAACTTGATTGGTATTTCTGATTGCATCTTACCGCCAACTAGTATGCTAACCATAAGAGCACCTGTCATCTCGTCCTTAGATGGTGCATCTTCGTGTGCAATAAATATACAATGTGTATTGGCTTTGGCCGTAGCTTTGATGACTGACATAATACCTTGCATGGTATAACTATTACGTCTGCCGTAACCTTGTAATGTTGGACCCTCCATAGTAGCACCTCTAACTTCTTCGACTGCGGCTTTGAGTGCCATCTCATTGAAGCTAGTAATACTGTCGAATACTACAGTCTTTATGTCTGGTCGATCTTCTAACAATGTAGCAATACCTGCTGCATTATCGTGTTTGAACTTGAGTACTGTGTTGGGCTTGGATGTAGAGAAATCAGCAATAACGATATCTTCTTCATCCATTAGTGAGCTAGTACCGTCTGGATCGAAATTAACCCATAGTATAGGTCTAGGTGCAGTAGCTGCTAGGGTAGTTTTACCTGCACCTGATGGACCCCATATAATAGTACTCATACGTCTAGGTTGTGTCTTAGGTGTAGTAAGTTCTATTGAACCTAATTGCATAGTTGGACTGTCGTTAGTATCACTCATGTAGTGGACTCCATTCATCAGTTACCATTTCGTCAAAGATTAATTGTTTCTCCTCTATATCTTGTGCAGCACAGAATGATAAGAAGGAACAACTGCTAAAGTATCTATTGCAACTATGAGTATACATAGGTGCATTAAACACCTGATCTACCCATTTACGCTCAGTGTTAGCACTATCAATGAACCAACCAGCCCACTTTTCGAACATCAATTGATTTCTGGGGACGCTCGCCTTTCGGATGCCTTCATGCGGCACTCTACCAATGGGTAAACGCATTCCGCTAATTTTAGCATCAATGCAAGGAAGATCAGTAAAGGTACTAGCAGCAATACAGTAACCAGTAATCTGATGACTAAGCATCCATTGGGCGAGCCAGTTGTCATCTAATTTACCTCCTGTCTTTTCCTCATATATAAACAGTGGACCTTTATCTTTATCATTTGATCCACGTTTTTTATTGTGTTGTAGTCCATCTAATTTACCAGTGAATCTGAACTTACGATCATACTCAGTGTCACCAATAGTATATTTAAACATTACTACTACATCGAATGGATTTTCTACGCCTATGTCACTATCTTTATCATTTATATCACGTATCCATATAGGATAACGATCAAGGTCGTAGTCATCTACCCACGCAATAAGCGATTCAGAGATATTACTGACTGTTCTATTTCTATCTGTTGGGTCGTCGTAAAATCCGCTGGAATATAGAACATCGAGTGCAACATTAATTGCGTTGGTTCTGTCGGTTGCGTTGAGTGATATTGTATCCCGCATCCGTTCATAACGCTTTTGACCGAAAATACGGATACCATGTGCGTCAGCAATCGCCTCACCTGTTTTGTTGACAACATCTCGCGTGTGAAACTGATACCAGCGTACTGCCGAGAAAGACTCATGAGCAGCCGAACCCGCTTCCAGGGGCATCGACCTGTTAGTATGTGCCATCTTTTTATGGTGTGAATAGCGAAGGATACCCCATGTAGGGCAAGTGTTAATGTTAGATAGTTTAGTATGGTCATAAGCAGGGATGTGTTTGTCTTCATTAGTCGCCATCCTTGTTGTTATGTCTAATAGTTTAAACTGTTGGTCCGTCATCAGTACTATCTCCCTGTACAGATTCAATCATGTCTTTCATATTACCAGCAACTGTTAGTGTAGAGTTAATCATACTCATAAGTTGTTCATTGGCATTGGCTAACACTAACATCTGTTCAGTATGTACTGACTGCTGTTCAGCAACTGCTTCAATAACTGCTGATACTTCTGTTGATACTAAACCTTTAAGTCTTTCGCGTACTTCTCTGGCTTTCATAGCATAATGTCCAATTCTAATCTAAGAGCACGTAATCGTGTGCTACGTTTTTCTAGGTTACTAATAGCTTTGTCTGCACGTTCTGATTCTTTTACGAACATTTCTAGCTGTTTCTTTAATACTTCTTCAAGTCCTTCACGTTTAGCTGCTGCTTGAAGTATAGACATCTCTTCGTATACTTTAACTGGTCGCATTCTGCGTTCACGTATGTTATGTAGATGCGCTTCTACATCGTCATCAGACCACTCACTAATATTAGTTAGATTGATTGGTGTATCACCCTTCATTCACTAAGCTCCACTTCATAATACGTAGCACCACGTTTAACTTTCTCTGCATTAGCTACAGCTTTACGAACCACGTTAGCATCGACACCTAACTTGGCTAGTTCAGTGACAACATCATTGACTGCTGTAGTAGTACTGTCTTTGTTTTGTCTTTTAACAAATATAAACTCACCTTCGTATACAGTGTTACGTGTATCAGGTTCTACATCTGTGTTCATGCCTAAGTAATTAGCATTGGTATCTAGACCTTTTTTAGCTTTGTCTGCTGCTTTCTTGTATGTACTAGCTAGTTCAGTGAATACTTTATACTCACACATACTCTTATGCATGTTGCCGTGATACATCATATCACTATTAGATTTTTCTAGTTCTTTAGATAACTCACCTAAGTCACGCGAAGTAAATAGGTTATCTAGCTCGCGTAGGCATTTGTCTATAGTAACACTTAAACCTTTACGCATTACTGATACTTCTTTGATATATGTTAGCTCATCCATCGTCTGATTCCTTACGTTTAATAGATTGAATATTGTGTAATAAACCTTCAAAGGCATTCATCATGTCACGATAGTCTGACAAATATATATCACCATAAGTATCATAACTATTTTGAAGGATAGGACTGAATATCTTTTCTAACTCAATAAGATACTGATCTGCTGGGATCATGTCACCTTTATGATTATACACTAGGGCAGATTTACCATTACTAGTATCTTTTGATAATGCTAACTCATCGGCACGAAACCAATCATCACTATCATCATGGAATTTTACGTGTACAGTATCACAATCTTCATCGGCACTTGCATATACGTATGACATTACTTGCATAACATCTGCATGTAACTTACCCTTTAATACTACTAAGTCATCCTTCTTAAACATTGTTTGCATTATATCTCCCCTTACTAAGCTGCTAGATTTACAAACTCATCACCACTAATCCAGCTACGAATTTGTTTCTCTCTATTAATTAACGTAGACGCGGAATGATCATGTTCAGTCGCTCTGGTCTTGAACTCACCTTCATCGTGTGTGGCGTAATAAGTCGCTGCACTGTACAATGCCCAAACGGTTCGTCCATGTGTAAGACATTCGATGTGGAATTGTCGTAACAATTTCTTGACAAATCCTTCTGATGCATTTGGTATAGCTTCGTAACATGTTTGAGCATCTTCATCACTAATCTCTTTTCCTACCCAATGTTTCCAATGTTCAGCTTGCAAATAGAATATGTCGATAGACTTTCTAATCTTATCAACAAGGCTAGGGATATTAAGACCTGCTGTATGTCTACGTGTTTCTACATCGTATATACCTGTGACCATTCCATTTGCACAAAAGAAGTCGATCGCTCCGTTGTAAAGCTTGAATGAGGATGAGCCATCATACCCATTAATAATGATAGTTCTAAGCATGACACGACTTTCATTTGTTCCAATGTCAGCGGTAATATTTGGGAAGATGTATTGTCTAATAGATGTAGCTCCATAGTATGATATATTATCTTTGACTTGGACTCCTTCAAGCTGTTCATAGGACATGCTTTCCACAAATTGTTTCTCAATTGATTGACATAATTCTTTATTGTGTAGCATCTTATAATTCTTACCGACTATACCTAATGATTTAGGTGCACCATTGTATTCTCTTACTATGTGTTTGTGTTGGTAGTCTTCATAGTATTCATTCTTACCCTTGAAATACGCAGGTCTTTCCCACGTATCAAAGTATAGTTCACTGTCATCATCAAAGTATTTGATAGGCTCTGATACAACACGTGATGGAGGGAAGGCAGTTATGTTTGACATGATACTCTCCTATAATGCTGCTTAATTGCAACAACAACAAAACCCTATCCACACAGTAGTTGTGTGTCAAGGCATAAAAAAGCCCCAGATGGGTGAGCATCTGAGGCAGTTAATAACTAAGGGAGGACTTATAGTGTATTAAAAGTCCACTCCTTCGTCAAATCTTTTATTCTTTTCTGTTAAATCTAGTAAGCTCTTATTTATCAACATAAGACCTGCTTCGTCCTGTGTTAATTGCACTGATAGCTTCTCTAGAAACGCCATATAAGTCAGCGATTGATTGTTGTGTTTGTCCTTCGCCAAGTAGTCTGCGTATTGCGCGTACAACAGTTGCAGGAAGTCCATGACGTTCTCTCTCTTTCATATCATTTGAGTTATCTTGTTTACTACCCCATATAAGGTGGTGAGGATTACAACAGATAGGGTTATCACAATTATGCCTTGCAACACTATCCTCTTTAGGTTTCTTACCTTTGAACGCTTCGAGTGCATAGGCATATGATGGACAGCGTTTCCCTGCCACAGTAAAGTATGGTCGCCCGTCTTTAGCATTTGTTTTTCCTTTCCATTCCCAACAAACATTAGTATCACCATTGTTCATATTAACGTACTTAAATACATCTGCTATAGTATTCTTATGAGGCATGAGATGATTCCGTACCGTCTGCGTGCCAAGTAACACGCTCAACTCTATCAGTGTCATCATCTAACTCAATGAAAGTACCTAATGACCAATCGCCATTAGCAGTTAGCCATATACGCCAACTACCCATAACACGCTCGATGCGTAAGTCACGGATAGGTGACTGTATGTCAATCTTACGAGGTGTTGGTCGCATAATTTACTCCTTGATAATGTCTTCTTGTGTAAGTTGATCATCTATTTGCCGTCTTAACTCTAACTCTTTATCTGATGCTGTCTCTTCAGCAAAGTTAGGTAGCATGTTAGGTAACTTACATTTTACCTGTTTATATACTACTAAGTTATCATCCATGTTAGCATCTAAAGCATCTACTCTTGCAACTTTAGGCTCACCTTTAGCATCCACAACTACCAGATCACCAACTTTAACGTCAAGGATACAATGGTAGGTATAACTCTTATCGGTCCACTTCTTGGTATATGTACTCCAAAACTGTACAGCTACAGCCATGATATATCTCCTTAATATCTTAGTTTATGTTGTTTTCTAAATAATCTACATAATGCTCTAAGACTAGCTGTTGTCTCAGTCTTAG